ACAAGCAGGGGAAGGCCCAGCCGATCCCCAAGGGCGCGGTGAAGCGGTTCAAGGTGCCGACGTCCCTCCTGCGGGCAGGTGCAGCATGAGCCGGTGGTTTCGCATGTATGACGACGTACTGGATGATCCCAAGGTTCAGCGATTGCCGGCTGACTTGTTCAAGGCCTGGGTGAACCTGCTCTGCCTCGCGAGCCGGAACGACGGAACGCTCCCGCCGATCGATGACATCGCCTTCGCCCTCCGAATGTCACAAGATGTCACGCGTGACATAGTCCGTGACCTGTCACAACGCGGCCTGATCGATGACTGTGACGGTCTTTCTCCCCACAATTGGAGCGCCAGGCAGTTCAAGAGCGACAAGGACGAAAGCGCAGCGGAACGGAAAAGGGCTCAACGAAAGAGGGAAAAAGAGCGGCAAAATCCCGATGTCACGCCTGATGTCACGCGTGACACGTCCGTGACGTCACGCCCCCCAGATACAGAACAGAACAGAGCAGAACAGAACACACAAGAGGCGCGTGTGCGCGAAGAGGATCCTGCTCACTGGAAGGTGGTTCAGGACATGCTCAAAGACCATGCCGATGCTCTCAACGGCTGGGAGGATGAGTTCCTGCATTCGATCAAGTGGACCTTCGATCTCAGCAAGGCGCAGCGCGAGAAGCTCGATGCTATCCGCGACAGGCTGATGGCGAAGGGTGATGGTCTCATCGCCATGTGGACCGTCAAGCGCGGGAGCCCGCAGCACGACGCCTGGATGGCCTACTTCCGCACCCGCGGAAACGCAAAGTTCTACGAGAGCAGGGACACGTTCACGGTGCCCAGCGAGTACCCGCCGGCGAAGGAGAAGGCAGCATGATCAGCCGTTGCTACATCGCCTATCTTCCGAATGCCGGGGAGAACGACAGCATGATGGTCGTGAAAATCGGTAAGTCGCAAAACCCTTCCATCCGTTTTCAGCAACTGTGCGCCATGGGGTGGATTACTCCGGGGTGGATGGAAGCAACAAAGCTTTACGACGGGGCTCCGCTTATCGATGGTCTGGAGATCGAGCGTCATATGCATGCGATGCTGGTCAAGGATCGCATCCATCACGAATGGTTCCACGTCAGTACCATGAACCTCGAGCGCGTGAAGCAAGACGTGATGATGAGGTTTTCCGTTCATTGGGAGACCGTGAACGACTGGGAGGAGGGACAATGACCACAGCCGAGCCCCCAATCGATGACCGCGAAGAGAAGCCCCGCAGCAATGAGGTGGGCGACACCCTCATAGACCTCGACATCATGGACGCCGAGGGCGAGATCCGCGCCATGATCGTGTTCGTGATCGACAACAGGGGGCAGGGGAGGTTTACCACCGCCGGGCCAGTGTCCATCCACGACATGCAGGGCGCTGCCTATGTCATGCAGCAGCTGCTCGCCAAGCACCTGGCGCTGCTCCAGATCCCGGTGGAGGGTCACGGTTGAGCCGCCCCCGCTACATAGGCCCCACCCCCGAGCGCCTGGCGAAGGCGGGCAGGGCAGTCGAGCCCGTCGAAAGCGAGACCGGCTACGAGACCCTCCGCATGCTCGACGGCAGCCCCCTCGAGCAGCTGGCCACGATCGGCAAGAGATCACCCCGGAAGGGCATCACCGGCGATCAGTACCATGCCGGCGCCCGCTACTACGCCGACGCCTATGCCGCGGGCATGTTCGCCAGTGGGGTCATGGACCCCGCCCAGGAGCGCGTGGACGGCGGCCAGCACAAGGACATCGCTGCCTACCGGCTCGAGGCTCTGTCCCGCTACAACGCCGCCCTGAAGGCCCTGGACCGCATCTCCGCAGCCATCCTGTCGGACATCGTCCTCCACGAGATGCCGATCGCGGTCTACGCCGAGCGTTTCCACCGCTTCCCCCAGGCCCGCGAGCGCCGCGCCATCGCCCTCCAGCGCCTGAGAGACGCCCTAGACCAGCTGGACGAGCACTACTACCCGCCGCGCAGGGATGGCGTCAGAGCGGTGCATCACGAGGTCGAGCAAGAGGAGGCTTGACAGTTCTGGCAAATCAGCGCACGCATTCAGTCCAACTGCAAGGCTGCGCTCCGGTGCGGCCTTTTTGCGTTTCTGAGGGAAACTCGGTCTGGCGCCGGATGGCTCTGTCCCGAGGCACAGGCTTAGGCCAAGCGCCCGGCTTCGTACCGGATCAAGCGTTCAGGAGCCCGTCCCGGCAGAGTGCCGCCTGCCCCTTCAGCCCTCCAAAGCCCTGGGCCACGCTCCAGGCCGCCGGCCTGATCACCCGGCGTCGATGTTTCACGTGGAACAATCCGAGAACCCATGGCAAAGGCCAAGAAGAAAGCACCCGAGCGAGGGCGCCCGACCCTCTACAAACCAGAGTATGTGAAGCAGGCGGCGAAGCTCTGCGCCCTCGGTGCAACGGATGCTGAAATCGCTGGTTTCTTCGCAACTAACCCGTCTGAAGACGGCTGGTATCGGATGTGTCTCAGAATAATCCGAGAGGATCGCTCGGGAGTTATTGCAGCCCAAAAAAGAACCCGTGCTGCAGCGCGAAAGGTTTCGATGCTGGCTGACCCTTCTCGGCGGATCCGCAATTCGGTTGCCGCAAGAATGTGGGCGGCCCTCAAAGGAAGGTCTGACGGCGCATTGTTCTCGCGCCTCGGCTATTCCTCGGCTGATCTCGTCGCCCACCTTGAGCGGCGGTTTTCTGATGGGATGTCGTGGGAGAACTATGGCAAATGGCACGTCGATCATGTGAGGCCCTGCGCTTCGTTCGACCTGTCCGACCCTGATCAGTTCTCCGAATGCTGGGGTCTTGCCAACTTGGCCCCGCTTTGGGCCTCGGACAATATCAAGAAGGGTGCGAAGTATGGCGCGCCCTGAGAAGTGGAAAGACGAATACGCCAAGATCGTGGAAGTGGCCTGCTCCCTCGGCGCAACCGATGAGGAACTGGCCGAGATGCTCGGGGTGAGCGTCCGCACGATCTACTACTGGCGACAGACCAAGCCGAAACTCTGCAAGGCCATGGTCACTGGCAAGGCTGAAGCAGACCACCGCGTTGAACGGTCACTCTACAACCGAGCGGTGGGCTACACCTATGACGCCGAGAAGATCATCACGGTCGCCCAAGGTGGTGGCGTCTCAGGTGTCGAGCGCGTTCCGATCAAGGAGCACGTTCCGCCCGACGTCACGGCTCAGATCTTCTGGCTCAAGAACCGCCGCAAGGACCAGTGGCGAGACCGGATCGACAATACCCACGCCGGGCCTGATGGTGGCCCGATCCAAACTGCGGACATGACCGACTATGAGAAAGCCCGACAGATTGCATTCGCACTCAAGGCTGCCCATCGAGGAAAGGCTAAGACAGACCCTTCGGTATGACCCGGACACTGGGGTTCTGAGACGCAAGGTCCAGAACTATCGCTGGAAGGCTGGCGAGATTGTTGGGCATATGAATGCGGAAGGCTATGTCGTCTTGCATTTGCGGCGCAAGAGCTTCCCCGCTCACCGCGTGGCCTGGCTGCTGATGACTGGCGATTGGCCACCGCAGGGCATGGATATCGACCATATCAACCGTGATCGCGCGGACAATCGCTGGTCAAATCTTCGTCTTGCCACCCGAAGCCAGAACAAGAACAACAGCATCTACATCGGCGTTACCAAGAACGTCTTCCCTGATGGCCGGGTCAAGTGGCGTGCGCGCAGGGTGATCGACGGGAAGCGCGTCCACCTGGGGAATTTCGACACCTTCGCCGAGGCTCGCGAGGCTTACCTTGAGCGACACACAGAGCATTCTGTCGCTGTATAGCGTCCTTCCTCCTGAAGAGCAGGAGGCTATGCTCAAGACGGCGCAGGACATCAACAAGGGCAAGCGGTGGATGCCGCAGGAAGGCCCGCAGGAAATCGGATACTTCTCTGATGCCGACGAGACCCTGTTCGGCGGCAGCGCCGGCGGCGGCAAGAGCGACCTGCTGGTGGGCTACGCTCTCAACGAGGGCCAGAACAGCGTGATCTTCCGCAACGGGCTGGGCTCGCTGCGAGACCTCGAGAGCCGGGCGGTGGCCATCATGGGCAACCGCGAGGGGTTCAACTCGACGTTCCACCATTGGGATCTCGGCGGCGGCCGGAGCCTGGAGTTCGGCTCGCTCGAGGTGGTGGGTTCCGAGCAATCCTGGCAGGGCCGCCGCCGAGATTTCATGGGTTTCGATGAAGCCGCGCAGATGACCAAGCAGCGGGTCCAGTTCGTCATGGGTTGGGCAGGCTCGGCCAAGCCCGATGCCAAGACCCGCGTGATCTATGCGACGAACCCGCCGCTGTCGGACGAGGGCAACTGGCTGGTGGTCTGGTTCGCCCCGTGGCTGGATCCGATGTTCGCCAAGCCCGCGAAGCCCGGCGAGCTCCGGTGGTTCGTCAACAACAAGGACGGCGACCCTGTGTGGGTCAACGGCCCCGGCACCTACGACCGCGGCGATGGCACGATGAGCACGGCGAAGAGCCGCACGTTCATCCCGAGCCGCCTGTCGGACAATGCCTACCTGCGGGACACCGACTACCGCTCGCGCGTCGAGGCTCTTCCCGAGCCCATGCGCAGCGCCATGCTCAACGGCAACTTCATGGCCGCGCGTACCGACCATGAGTTCCAGGTGCTGCCCGCCGACTGGATCCGCGCCGCGCAGGCGAGGTGGAAAGAGGACGGCATCAAGGGCCCGATGATCAGCATCGGGGTGGACGTCGCCGGTGGCGGCAACGACCGCGAGTGCATCGCCGCCCTGCATGCCAACAACTGGTTCGCCGAGCCGAAGACGCACGACGGCGTCGATACGAAGGACGGAGCGGCCACCGCGGGCCGCATCGTCGCCTGCCAGAGGAACGGCGCCCCGATCGGCATCGACATGACGGGCGGCTGGGGTGGTGCAGCCAACCAGGCGCTGAAGGCCTCCGAGGTGGATGCCATCGGCGTCGTGTTCTCGAGCGCCTCGGGCGACGTCGATCCGAATACGAAGATCGCCTACGCCAATAAGCGGGCCGAGCTCTACTGGCAGTTCCGCCTCGCCCTCGACCCCAACGGCATCGAGCGCATCGCCCTGCCGCCGGATGCCCGCATCCTCGCCGAAGCGACCGCGCCCCGGTGGAAACTGCAGGGCGGCAAGATCTACATCGAGGCGAAGGACGAGATCAGGAAGCGTCTCGGCTCCTCGACCGACGTGATGGACGCGATCGTGATCGCCTGGGGCATCCGCCACAAGGGCCTCGCGAAGCAGGGCCAGAGCAGGCAACCGCCGCGATGGGCGACACAGACAGCCGACAGCGATCCGTTCCGGGTGGACGGGTTTTAGGAGATTATGATGCTAACTGCAGAGCAACTGAAACAGGAGCTTGATTACCTGCCTAACTTAGGTCTGTTTCTGCGGTGCGGCACCGACGAAGTAGCGGGAACCAGAAATGAACAGGGTTATGTTCAGATCCGCGTTCTTGGAAAAGTCTATTTGGCTCACCGGCTTGTGTGGCTGTACGTCCATGGGGAATGGCCGCGTAATGAAATCGATCATATTAACGGCGTCAGGCATTGCAATGTTCTTGCTAATCTCCGTGAGGTGAGCAGCAGCCAAAACAAAATGAACTCAAGCCTTCGTTGTGACAATACCAGCGGGACCAAAGGTGTTTCGTATGAAGCCAGATATGATCGCTGGCGCGCTTACATCACCGCGGATGGAAAGCGCAAAATGTTGGGCAGTTTCGCCACCTTGGATGAGGCCATAGCCGCTCGGGTAGAAGCGCAGAAGTTTGTTCATGGCGAGTTCGCGCGTTCGCATTGAGCCTGCGAACCTAAGAGACTGCACCTACATCGGCGCGAACCTCCGGCCAGAAGACCGGCGCGAGGTCATGTGCCAGGTGCCGGAGGGGATGTACGGCAGCACCGTGCTCGGCTCGATGCTCGAGGCCCTGTCGCCGGAATGGACGCGGATCGCTTCGGTCGATGGCCAGCCGGCGGTGCTGTTCGGGTTCCAGTTTGTCACGGCCCCTGTCTGGCAGGCTTTCGCTCTCGGCACCTCGAGGCTTCCGCGTGCGATCCCTGCCATCACCCGGTGGTGCTGGGATCAGGAGCAACGCCTCATCGATGCCGGCGTGCGCCGGGTCGAGGCCCGGTCGATCGAGGGCCACGTCACCGCCCACCGATGGCTTGAGCGCCTCGGCTGCCAACGTGTCTGCGACCTGCCTGACAGCGGCCGCAACGGAGAACTCTTTCACCTCTACGCCTGGCACCTCGGTGCTGGACGTCCAACCGAAACCCATCGCTACAGGAAATCCGATGCTGACAGCGAACCGCCTTCGCGAGGTGCTGAACTATGACCCAGAGACGGGCGTGTTCACGACCTTGATTGGACGCAAGCATTCAGCTGCAGGCTCTATCGCTGGAACCCGAAAACAATGCACTGAAACGCTTGCCTACACGGTTATTGGCATTGATCGCCGACTGTACCGCGCTCACCGTCTGGCATGGCTCTACATGACCGGGGAATGGCCCGAGGACGTGATCGACCATATCAACGGCGACGGAACGGACAACCGCTGGTCCAACATCCGCGCCGCATCGAAGAGCCAGAACCAGTTCAATCGCCGGCTGTCGAAGAACAACGCCACCGGCAGGAAGGGCGTCTATCGCAGGAGCGATGACAAGGCATGGGTCGCCGAAATCTGGGTGAACGACCGCAAGCAATACCTTGGCTCTTTCAAGACCTTTGATGAAGCTGCTGCGGTTCGCGCTGCGGCAGAATGTCAACTCCACGGCGCATTCTCTCGCGCTGCATAGGGATAAAATCTTATGTGTCTGCCAAAGCCTCCGAAGGTGCCGAAGCCGGTGCCGCCACCGGCCCCGCCGTCGAAGCAGGCGGCTGACCTCGAGGCCGAGAACACCCGCCGCATGCTGGCGCAGCGCCAGTCCGCTGCCGCCTCGATCAAGACGTCGCAGCTGGGTGCGCCCGACTTCGGCAAGAATAGCCAGACGCCGGGCCTCGGCGGTGCGCCGACGTCCTCGACGCTCGGGGTGGGCGGCTGATGAACGCCTCCGAGCTCGTTGACATCTCCAACAACCTCGTCACTGAGCGCCAAGAGTACGATCGCGTCTGGGAGCAGTGCGCCCGTCTCGTGCTCCCGATGCAGGACCGGGAGTTCCGCTCCGGCAATGCGAGCCTCACCTCACGCGAGGCGATCGACGGCTGGGCCGCGGGTCCGCGCTCCGTCGATAAGCTGGCCGAGCGTTTCGACATCACCGCTGTCATGGCGGCCGAGCGGCTGGCCACGGGCCTGCTCTCGCTCGTCACGCCTGACAACGAAAAGTGGATGAGCCTGGGCATCTCGGATCCCCTCGGTGCCGTCGAGGCCAGTGACGAGGAGACCCGATGGCTCGAGGCGCAGCGCGACTACCTGATGTCGACCATGTACACGCCCGCAACCGGGTGGCACGCCTCCAACGGTGGCGCCATGCGGTCGATGGTCGTGTTCGGCACCGGGCTCTACTTCCTCGAGGAAGCCTGGGGAAAGCGCGGCCAGAACGACGTCGCAGTGCCGTATCAGTTCACGCCGCTGCCGCTGTCCGAGAACTACCTCACGGTAGACGGGCAGAACGTCATCGATCAGGACTACCGCCGGTTCCGCATGTCCGCGAGGGCGGCGGCCGGGCTGTTCGGCGACAAGCTGCACCCGAAGACGCTGGCGATGGCGAACGACCCGCAGCAATGCCTGCGCAAGATCGAGTTCCTGCACTGGGTGGGTTACCGGAAGGAAGCCGGCTACCGGGGTGACCCGATGCGCAACTCCCTCGTGGAGAGCGTCTATGTCGAGCTCGAGAACCGCCACGAGATCCGCAGGGGTGGGTTCACCTACTGGCCGGTGATCGCCTATCACTGGAACCAGGTGCCCAACTCGCCCTATGGCGAAAGCCCGGTGATGCTCTGCATGGCCGAGATCAAGGGCGGCAACATCCTCGCGAAGAACAGCCTGCTCAGTGCGCAGCAGCTGACGAGGCCGCCGGTCGGCACGTCGGACGACAGCACGATGCAGCGCCCCAACCTGAACCCCGGCGCCATCAACTTCGGTGCGCTCGACGCGCAGGGCAACCTGAAGATCAAGCCGATCGTCACCGCCCAGAACCCGAGCCTGGTGCAGGCGCTCCTCGAGGGCAGCCGCAACCAGATCAAGGAAGGCCTCTACACCAACCTCTGGCAGATCCTCCTGAACAAGGGGGAGATGACGGCGACCGAGAGCCTGATCCGCGCGAACGAGAAGGGCGAGCTCCTCGGCCCGATCGGCACCAAGATCCAGTCCGGTCTCTCGGCCATGACGGACGCGGCCCTCACCATCCTCGAGGGCAAGGGCGCATGGCGGCCGGGTGCCACGCTCGAGCCTCCGTCCTCGATCATGGGCCGGAACGTGAAGAGCAAGTTCAGCTCGCCCCTCGACCGCATGCGTCGTGCAGGCGAGCTCATCGGCATCCAGCGCACCCTCGAGACGGTGGGCCCGCTCGCGCAGGCGGATCCGACCATCCTCGACAACTTCGACATGGACGAGATCACCAAGCTTGCGCAGGAGATCAACGGCGCGCCGAAGAAGATCCTCCGCAAGCCGGAGGAGATCCAGGCGATCCGCGATCAGCGCAGCCAGCAGATGCAGGCGCAGCAGGCTCTCGCCGCGGCGCAGCAGGCAGGACAGGCGGCGGCCAGCTTCTCCAAGGGCCAGCCCGCCGTGCAGCAGGTGCAGGACATGGTGAACCAGGCGGCAAATGGCTGACGAGATCGACCTCGCCGAGGCCTATGCCGTCGTCTTCGCCACGCCCGCCGGGATCATCGTCCTCGAGGATCTGCTGCAGTTCAGCGGCTTCCTGACAACGACGCCGATGGGCGCGAGCCCCGACGTGATGATCGAACATAATGCGAGGCGCCGGTTCTTCGGCCGCCTCTACGACATCCTCACCCAGTCTCAGGACGGGCGCGAGGCATTGGCGGTGGTTCTGAACCCCGTCGCAACACAGGAGTAACGAATGTCTGAGCTAACCGGCGTCGGGTCCGCTGAAGCGGGCAACCCGAATGCAGGTAGCAACGGCGGTGCGCTCGAGGGATCCGGCGCGCCTCCCGCAGCTACAGAAAGCAGGTCCGCTGACGCGGGCAACCTCGACTGGGCGAAAGCAAAGGGATGGATGACACCGGAGGGATCGCTGGATGCAGCGAAGCTCGCCGAGGGTTATCAGTCCCTCGAGAAAAGGCTCGGCAGCATGCTATCGCTGCCGGATGAAAAGGCCGCTCCCGAGGCGCGCGACGAGTTCGCGAAGAAACTGGGATGGCCGGGTGAACCCAAGGGATACGAGTTCGCTCGCCCCGAAGGTCTCCCCGCCGATGTCCCATACGACGAGGGAATGGCTGATCGTTTCAAAGCATGGGCAAACGAGGCAAGGCTTCCGAAGGCCGCCGCGCAGGCTCTCCATGATCAGTATGTGAAACAGTTCGCCGAGGACGTTCAGGCTTACAACGCCGAGCTCCAGACCAAGGCGAAGGCTGCTCACGAGACACTGAGCAAGGAATGGGGCCAGCCGGGCACACCGGACTACACGAAGCAACGTGACGCCGCCATCCGCGCACTGCGGTCGGAAGCGTTCAACGGCCTCGAGGCGGAACTCAAGACGGTGGGCCTTCTCACGAAGGACGGCGTCTACACGTCTCCGCTCATCGCCAAGCTGCTCGCCTCGGTGGGCAGCAGCATGCAGAACGACGGTCTCATCACCGGCAACAGCAACGCTGCGGCTAACCCCTTTGCGAAGGAAAGCCGCAACACTGAAGCCATTGCCAATCTCATCCGCACGGATCCCGAAAGGGCGCGCAATCTCGCGCGTGCCGCAGGCTGGGACGCCCAGGCGATCGAGGCCATCGGCAAGCGTTGAGTGACCGCGCCATAGCCCAACAGAGGAACTGGCTATGGCTCTTACTCAGATCACCAACATCGTGGAACCGGCCATCTGGCTGCAGTACGCGAAGGAATATAACCCCGAGAGGTTCGACCTCTTCTCGTCCTCGGCGATCTCTTCGCCGCCGGCGGAAGTGGCGAGCCAGATGGCGGCCGGTGGCCGTATCATCGACATGCCGTTCTGGCAGGACACCTCCCGCGCGGAGCCTGACCTGCAGGACGACACCACGACCCTCTCGACCTCGCTGAACATCACGGCGACGGAAGAGAAGACCCGCAAGATCTTCTGGGCCAAGTCCTGGCAGCAGGCAGATCTCGCCGGTGTGATCGCGACGGGCTCCCCCAAGGATCCGCTCGCGCAGATCACCGACTTCATCATCAACTACTGGCGCGCTTCCTACCAGACCACCATCATCAAGGTGCTGGACGGCATCCTCGCCAAGGACGTGGCGACCTACTCGTCCGACATGCTGTACTCGACCTACAGCGATGTCGCGGCGGGCTCGATCACCGCGGCGATGAAGATGTCGGTTGCCGGCGTCACCGGCGCCCGCCTGACCTTCGGCGAAATGCTGAACGACGCGGGCACCATCGTCTGCCACTCCAAGGTCTACGGCGACATGCTGAACCAGGAAGCGATCACGTTCGTGCAGCCGCATGCGCTGCCGTTCAAGATCCCGACCTACGCCGGCATGAACGTCGTCGTCTCCGACCAGTGCACTGTGGTCACGGGCACCAACTCGCCCAAGTATCGCAGCTACATCCTCGGCGACGGCGCGCTCTACCACATGGAGCAGCTGCCCGACATGGCGCAGGAAATCTACCGCGAGCCCCTCAAGGGCAACGGCGGTGGCGTGACATCGCTCATCTCGCGCCGCACCGCGCTCTTCCACCCGAAGGGCTGGCAGTTCACCTCCTCGTCCGTGGCCGGCAAGTCGCCGACCTGGGCGGAACTGGGTGCCTCTGCCAACTGGACCCGCGTGCGCCAGCGCAAGAACATCAAGATCGCGTATCTTGAAACAAATTAACGTTATAATGCTTGCGCATTATAACTGAACTCGACATATCGTGCGGGAGGGAGAAGGAGCCCTCCCGCATGATCCCCATCGAACAAATGAAAGCACTGCTCGACTATGTACCTGAGACGGGACATTTCGTGTGGAAGGTTGACCGACGGCGGGTCAGACCCGGTGACATCGCTGGGTGCGTTGGCCATCACGGGTACAGACTGATCCGTCTGGGTGGTCATCTTCGCCATGCTCATCGCTGGGTCTGGTACTGGCATACCGGGGAGTGGCTCGACAGCCACATTGATCTCGACCACATCAATGGGAACCGAGACGACAATCGGATCGAGAATCTCCGCATTGCCAGCCGTTGCCAGAATATGTGGAACGGCAAAACACGGGCGGACAACAAGACAGGCTATCCCGGCGTCGTGAAACCCAAGGGCCGCGACAAGTGGGATGCCCGTATCATCGTCAAAGGCGAGTTCCATTTCCTAGGCGCATTCGACACCTATGAGCAGGCAGTGGCCGCAAGGCAGGCTGCTGAACGAGTTTTACACGGTGAGTTCCGCAAACAGCGGTGACGAGCCAAACCACGGCAGACGAAGCAAGGCGGAGAGCAATCTCCGCCTTTTCTCATAACAGGAGACCCCCATGGCCAAGGCCGCCAAGACCGCCACCGCAGAACCCACCCCGGCAGAGGCCGCCGTCATCCCGGCGCCGCTCGCTGCTGCGGCCGAGGAGAACGACACCGTCCTCCAGGCGCATTTCATCCGCCAGCAGAACCACCACAATGACCTGGCCCCGTCGATCGCCAAGCAGGCGCGCGAGGACGAGGAGCGCGAGAAGCTCCTGCAGGAGCACGAGCGGATTGCCGAGCGCAATCGCCTCGAGCGCGAGCAGCAGGCGAAGGAGCAGGCCGAGCGCGAGGAGCGCGAGAACGCCGCCTCCAGGCTGGCCCTGCTCGAGACCGAGATCGCTGACCTCGAAACCGCGCTGGAGGCCAAGCAGGCCGAAGCCAAGCGCCTCAAGTCGCTGGTGTCCTGATGGGCGTCCGTAACTCATCCTTCACTGGTGTCGCGAACGACGCGAACATGGTGGAGGGAAACTATGTCGAGCTCGTCGTCGGCGGCACGTTCGTCGGCACCATCCAGCTGCAGGTGGCCATCCCCGGCTCGGGCGGCGCGGACCTCTGGGTTCCGGTCTCGGCAGGCCTCACGGCGCCCGGTGTGATCAGTGCCGTGTTCGGCCAGTGCCGCAAGGTGCGTGCGGCATGCACGGCCTACACCTCGGGCACGGCCTACTACTCCGTGGGCGGCGCCCGCAACGAAGACTTCATCGCCTGATCGAGGGATAGATGGGCTCTCAGCAGACACAGATCGGCATCTGGAACCAGGCGCTCGACGTCCTGCGCGAGCAGCCGCTCTCTTCCATCAACGACACGACGGCCACGGCCAAGCTGCTCGGGCGCAACTACGCCCAGCAGCGCGATTACCTCATGGAGCGATACCTCTGGAAGTTCGCTCTCACCCGCGCACAGATCGCGGCCGACAGCACGGCGCCATCCTATGGCTGGACCTACCGCTATGCGCTGCCGACCGACAGCTTGCGCTTCGTTCCTCCCACCTATGACGGCTCGATCGACGGACAGCCGATCCCCTTCGAGGAGGAGAACGGCTATATCCTCACCGACCAGGCCGGGCCACTCAAGCTGCGCTACATCCTGCGCACGACCAACGAGGGGCTATGGTCGAACGGGTTCTGCGAGTGCCTGTCCCTGCGCCTTGCCATGCGTATCGCGCACTGGCTGACGGGCAAGCAGTCCATGCTCCAGCAGATCCAGAGCCTCTACAAGGAAACGCTGCAGGAGGTCGTCCAGACCCATGCCGTGCAGGTCGCATCGATCGCCTACTACGATGACGACATCCTCTATGAGCGGAGCACCTACTGATGACGGTCTATCCGATCCAGGCGAACTTCAGCCGGGGCGAGCTTTCCCCGCGCCTGCATGCCCGGATCGACATCGACTACTACAAGGCCGGCCTGAAAACCTGCACCAACTGGACGGCCCTGCGCCAGGGGGGCTTGCGCAAGCGGCCCGGCTTCAAGATGGTTAAGGAGGTCAAGGACAGCACGAAGACGACGGTCATGATCCCGTTCGTCTTCAGTGTCGTGCAGGCCTATGTCCTCGAGTTCGGCGAGGGCTACATCCGCCCCTATGCAAACGGCGGCATCATCACGACGGGTGGTGGGACGATCACTGCCATCACCAAGGCGAACCCTGCGGTGGTCACCGTCACCGCCCACGGTTTCAGCAACGGCGATAAGGTCTATATCACCGGCGTCGGCGGCATGGTGCAGGTGAACAACCGCGAGTTCACCGTTGCCGGCGCCACCGCGAACACCTTCCAGCTGTCGGGCGTCAACTCCACCAGCTACACCACCTTCACCTCCGGCGGCCTCGCCAAGAAGATCGTGGAGATCGCCACGCCCTATGTGGCCGCGGATCTCGCGACGATCGACTATGCCCAGAGTGCAGACGTCCTGACCCTCACTCACCAGAACTACCAGCCGCGCGAGCTCACCCGCACGAGCGATACCAGCTGGACGATCTCGACCTGCACCTTCAAGGACGGGCCCTATCTCGATGAGCCGGTGAACAACTCCAACGGCCTGAAACCAGATATTCGCAACGTCGTGACCACTGGCGGAACGGCGTCTGATCCCCTTGTCTTCGACGGCGACCCAAAGACAAACGAGAGCCTTGCGTCTACCAGCTGGACGATCACCTACACGCTGGCCACGACACCGGCGACGGCAGTCTGCAATAACTACTATGTGCAGCAGGGGGGCTACAGATCCTTTTCGCAATCTATCACGGCCTGGACATTCGAGGGCTATGACGGAACAAACTGGAACGTCCTGCACCGTGTTGGAGACAGCGGTTCCTGGGGTTCAGGCGAGAAGCGGTTCTATGATTTCGTGAACGCAAAGGCTTTCAGCCGCTATCGCATGGTCATCACTGCCAATGTTGGCGGGCCTGATGACACGTCGGGAAACTTCTGGATGCGGTGCGCCGAGCTTGGCTGGGGCTACAATGGTGACTTCGCCCCGACCATGACGTTGACGTTCGACAATACGACGAACATCAACAGCGGATCCGGCTTCGATAGCAACGATGTCGGCAGGCATATCCGCATGTATGGGTCCGATGGGAAATGGCGCTGGTTCCTCATCACCGGCGTCACCTCGACCACCGTCGTCACCGGCCGCATGTATGGGTACGCGCTGCCCGACACAGACAAGATCTTCCGCTGGAAGCTCGGTGCCTGGCGAACCGGGGCGTGGCCGGCGAAGGTCTCGTTCTACCAGTCCCGCCGCGTGTTCGCTCGCTCGCTCGCCGAGGCCTATGTGGTCAACTTCACCAAGGCTGCCGACTTCTATGACTTCGGCACCAGCCAGCCGCTGGTCGATGACGATGGCATCCGCCTTCGTCTGCTCTCGGGGCAGGTCAACGCCATCACCTGGCTGGCCGAGGCAGAGAAGCTTGCGATCGGCACCGTTGGCAACATCCGCGTGCTTGGCAAGGCGAACGAGAACCAGGGTTTCGGCGCCAGCAACTTTGACCAGCAGCAGCAGACCTCGACCGGCGCGAAGGAGGTCAAACCCATTCAGGTAGGTTCCGTCCTATTGTTCGCGGACTACTACGGCAAGATCATCCGCGAGTTCGTCTATGACCTGAACCAGAACGGCTACATTGCCCCGGACGTCTCGATCCTGTCCGACCACCTGCTGCAGGCAGGCATTGCGGACATGGCCTACCAAGCGGTGCCCGACAGCATCGTCTGGATCGTGACCAATGACGGCGGCCTCGTGGCCATGACCTATGAGCGCGAACAGAAGATCGTCGCCCTCTCGAGGATCACGGTGGCGGGCGGCGATACCGGCACCTCGGCCTATGTCGAGAGCGTAGCGTGCATCCCAGGCGCAACCCGCACCGAGGTCTGGATCGTTGTGCGTCGCACCATCGGCAGCGTTACGAAGCGGTACATCGAAACCCTCGCGCCCGAGTTCGAGAACATGACGACCGCCAGCGGCGTCTTCCTCGACAGCAGCCTGACCTACTCGGGCTCGGCCACCGGCACCGTCACCGGGCTGAACCATCTCATCGGCCAGACGGTCTATGCCCTCGCCGATGGGCAGGTGGTGCGCAGCCTGACGGTGGCAGCCAACGGCTCGATCACGCTGCCCAACAGCCAGACGGCCAGCAAGATCCACGTCGGGCTGCCCTACACGGCGACCCTGACCACGCTCGCACTCAACGAGGCGGGCCAGCAGGACGGCACCGGGCTCTCGCGCAGAAAGCTCCTTAACGACGCCCGCATATCGGTCATGGACAGCCTCGGCCTCAAGGCCAAGGGGCTCAACTCGATCGATACCTTCGACGTGTTCCAGCGCGACCAGGATGACCCGGTGAACGCCCAGATGAACCTGCGCACCGGCACCTATCCGCTCAACTTCGATATGTCCTGGCGCGACGACGGCCAGTTCACGCTCTATTCGGATGACCCGCTTCCCTGCACCATCAGGGGCATCATCCTCGCAGCCACGGGAGAACCCTGACCATGTGCGGTCCTATCGGCATCGGCCTCCTCGGCGCCGCTGGCTCGATCTTCAGCGGCTTTGCCTCGGCAGCTGGCTACAACGGGCAGGCGGCGGCCTACAAGGCGCAGCAGAAGGCAATGGGCTATCAGGCCCAGAGCGAGGCGAACGCGGGTGCCTACGAAAGTGCGATCGCCCTCGACAAGGGCAAGAGGCTGGTGGGCCAGCAGGTCACGGCGCTCGCCTCCAATGGTGTGGATGTCACGAGCGGTTCGCCGGGCGACCTGATCGCCGACAGCGCCTCGAGCGTCAACATGGACGTCGCCGCGATCCGCCATAACTGGCAGGACAAGGCGAACCTCTCTGCCTACTCGGCGAAGATCGCCAAGCTCAATGCCAGCGTGGCAAAGAGCAACGCCCGGTCTGCCGTCATCGGCGGGTTCATCAACGGCGCGACCTCGCTCGCCCAGAGCGTCTCGCTCACCGATACAAGCGGTTCCTTCTCCAAGAACATGATCGGGTTCGGCTAATGGTACAGATCCCGCAATATGAGCAGCAGGTCGGCATCGATGCGCCGGGCCGGTCGATCCCCGACGTCAACACCCAGGTGGACAACTCGATCGGGCAGGCAATCGGCAACCTCGCCGGTGCGCTCGGCGACATGTACCAGGCCAAGGTGCGGCGCGATCAGGCGAAGGCCGATTTCAATGCCAAGGTCGGCTACGATACCTACACCGAGAACGTGGGGCAGGCCCTTCAGGAAGCCGCGCGCAATGCCCCGGCCGATGGCTCGGGGCTCCATGACCAGCTGCTGACAAAGCGCAGCGAGCTTGCCTCCACCTTCCTCTCGAGCATCACGGACCCCACACTGCGCGAGCACTATCGCACTGTGCTCGATACCTCGGACGCCGCGCACTGGAGCAACCAGGCAGCGAACGAGGAGTGGAAGCTCTCCAACAAGTATTCCACCGACCAGGTGCAGGGAATGTGGGACAAGCGGCAGCAGGCCGTTGTCGCTGACCCCGCATCGGTCAAGGCCTATGTCGATGAGATGGTTGCCGCCGTCGATCAGGCGCCGGATCTCACCCCCGCCGAGCGGGAGGAGATGAAGCAGAAGATCCGCGAGCAGGGCCCGAAGATCGCGGCCGACAGCCTCGCGAACACGGACCCCGAGGCCCTCTACTTCGCCTCCGGCCGCGGCAGCCATGACCAGCGCATGGAGTTCCTGACCCGCCGCGTTATCCAGGCCGAGAGCGGCGGCGATCCCAATATCGTGAGCGACAAGGGTGCGGTCGGCCTCATGCAGGTCATGCCTGACACCGCGGTCGAGATCGCGAAGAAGGTGGGCGACCAGGCGTTCCTCAAGATGTCGCCCGAGCAGCGCATCGAGTACCTCAAGAACCCCAACGTCTCCAAGGCCTACGGCCAGACCTACCTCGGCATGATGATCAACCGCTACAACGGCGACGTCGAGGCAGCACTTGTGGCCTACAATGCCGGGCCGGGCAATGCCGACAAGTGGCTCGAGGCGGGCAGGGACTACAAGGCCCTCCCGAAGCCGGGCGAGACCCAGCCCTATGTGCAGAAGGTCTTCAACGGCATGGGCGTGGCGAAGCTCGCCGCAGGCCCTGCCGAGACCGGGCCCACCGCCCACCAGGATGTTGGCTTCTGGTCTAGCCGGTATCGCGGCAAGCGCGCCCTCCACACCGAAATGAACCCTGAGTTCGGCAGCAGGCTTCAGGCGGCCATCACCGCGGCCGAGGCGGCCACCGGCACGAAGGCCGTGATCAACTCGCTCTCGCGCACGAATGCGGAGCAGCGCGAGGCCTGGCACAACTACCAGATCTCTGGAGGCCTCGCGGCCCGCCCCGCCGGCATGATTGATCCCCGCACGGGGAAGCCCGCCCCCGGCTCGCGCCACGAGCGCGGCATGGCGGCCGACATCGCCCGCGGCCCGGTCCTCGACTGGCTGCACCAGCACGCTGGCGAATATGGCCTCAAGTTCCTGCAGGGCGCAGCCTTCGCCAAGGATCCGGTCCATATCCAGATGAAGCTCGACGGCAAGGGCAACCAGACCCCCGTCAGGCTGGCCGATGCCTCGGGCACCGGCGGGCTGTCCATGAACGACGCCGGGCCCCAGACGGCTGACGGCGTTCCGGGTGGCGGCGAGGCCCGCTCCGGCTTCGTCTCCTCGGCGTTCTCGGATCTCCCGGCCACGGACCTGCTGCGGATCCAGGGCACGAGCATGGCCAGCTTTGCTGCGGCGCAGCAGACACAGCTGGCGCAGGACACCGCCGACAGCATCCTCCGCACGGCGGGTGCGAGCACCGACCAGCCCGGCGACTACAAGGCGGCCGCCACCGCCCTCGAAAGCATCAAGGATGCCGACCTGCGGAAGGACGTGGCACCCCTCATCGAGAGCCATTTCAACCGCTGGGAAAAGGTCACCCAGGAGCAGACCAAGCAGAAGATCGCGGACACCTGGTCGCAGGTCAATGCGGCCCTCGATGCCAATCAGCCGAATGTGGCTTTCTCGATCGCGAAGAAGGCGGGTCTTTCTCAGGAAGAAACCGACAAGCTGTTCACCCGCATCTCCAAGGGGAGGGTCGCAAATGATGATCCGCAGATTGTCGAGGCCCTCGACGCGATGAAGCTGAACCCGAAGATGTTCACCAGCGTGAATATCCGTGGCAGCTACATCAACAATCTCACCGAGCCGACCATTGTCGCCTACGAAAAGCAGCAGCAGGATATGCTTGGCGACCAGCAGAAAGCTGCCGATGCCCAAGCCAAGGCGACTGATGCAGCCGCCATCTCGGCGGCAAACCAGATCAACGAGACGAACTCAAAGGCAGGACAGCTGGTCGATCGCTATTTCCTCGAGACAGGTATCCCGACCGATAAGGACAAGATGACGCCGACCGATGCCCAGCACGCAAACTTCGTGCGGGCGCAGGTGGCAAGAGAACTGGAAATCAAGCAGCAGGCGTCCAAGACGCCGCTCACCATCACCGAGATCCAAGACACTGTGGACAGCGTGATGAAGACATATCCGCGCAATGGTTCGGCCTCCACCAGCTACTGGTACAAGCCATGGACGTGGGGATCTACCGATGCCGATGTCAACTTCAACGAGGTTCTGTCGGCGTTCGATACCAGTGGCGTCAACCTTGACAAGGCCGTTCAGGCGATCCGCGCCAATGGCGGAACCGTGAATGCCTCCACCCTCCAGGCATTCCTCGATACAGCGAGCAAGAAATGACCGATACGATCGACTACGATGCGATCGCGAAGGAAAGCCTCGGGACGTCGTCCGAGCCTGCCACGCCCGAAATCGACTATAACGCCATCGCCAAGAAGGCGCTTGCCGATCAGACCCGCCAGCAGTTCCTCGAGACCCTAAAGACCTCAAAGGACATCATCCCCGAGCGGCAGGCGCAGGCCATCAGCGTGGCGCAGGCCCGCGGCGTTCCCGTGGGCGTGGCATACAAGTACCTCGAGGATCTCCAGCCCAAGCCCACGCCATACGACTATGAGAGCATGACCCACAAGGCGCCGGTCACCGCCAAGCTTCTGGCGGATCCGGTAAAGGGCCCGGTGGCGTTTCCCGATGGCCAGCCGCTCGCGGACATCGAGGCAAATCTCAAGGCGTTCACCTCCGCGCGCCCCGGCAGCGGCCAGATGCAGGGCCCGCCCGTCCCGTGGGTCATCCCCCACCTCACCCCGGAGCAGAGCGCCCTTGAGCAGCGCCGGCGCATTGCCGATGCGGCTGCGGGCCTGAAGGCCGCAGAGGCCAAAGTCACAGCCAATGCCGAAAGGAACCGTCAGGCCATCTTGCAGGCCATCCTCGACCAGCAGACAAGGGATGCCCTCGACCCCAACGGCGCCTATTCCGGCAAGTTCGCCAACCCGGCGGCAGATCTGACGACCTACACCGCCGGCGGCGACCAGCGCGCGGTAGAGGCGGCAAAGGGCGATCTTGCCTTCGCGCAACAGGTGGCGCCGACCCAGTCAAAGACGATTGACGTGATCAATACGATCGCCCGCGAGTTCCTGTCCAGCACGTCGCAGGTCGCTGCCGGCATCGGCCATAACATCGACGCCCAGGCCATGATCAATCCGCTGTCTGCGGCATCGAACCTGATCAATCCGCTGTCTGCGGCAGCGAACCTGATCGCGAAGAGGCTGGGCATCATGCCCACGGACCAGTTCGGCCGAGATCCGGTAACCGCCTGGCTCGATACCCTGCCCAAGAAACTGAAGGGTTGGTTCCCCGAGGATCCCACTCAAGCCGGTGATTTCTGGTCTCACCGCGCCATTGCCGGACTGGCTGGGTCTGCCCCCATGCTGCTCGGCGCGCTTCTGACGCGCGGCCAGTCCCTCGAGCCGGAAGTGATGTCCGGCCTCGTCGGGCTCCTGCAGCAGGGCGGTCAGGGGGCTCAGGACGCGATCGATCACGGTGCCAGCGCGTCCGTTGTGAATGCCACGACGCTGATCAACGATCTTCTCGGCGCGACCGAGATGCTGCCCGTCAGCGTCTGGATGAATGCCAAGGGCAAGGGCATTTCCGGTTTCTTGAACAGCATGATCGAGGGTGCGCTGTCCGAGGGCATTCAGAACACCGGGCAGCAAGTGCCGTCCGACCTCTGGGCGCAGTATTTCTTCGACCCCCAGCGCGACGTTCTCGGCAACGCGATCGAGGCCGGCAAGATGGGCCTTGCGGTCGGCGGCATCTTCGGCTCCTTCTTCCACGTCGTGAACTCTGCAGCCGAGGCAAACCGCGATCGGCTCATCGCCCTGGGCGAGGCTGCCAAGAAGACCCGCCTTGCGGAGCTCTCCCGCCAGATCTTCGATGAGCATATCGAGAGCCTGAAGAGCACCGGCGAGGTTCCTCACTCCGTCACGGCTCCGGCGCCCGCGGTCGAGACCCTGCTTCAGGAGATTGGCCCCGAGATGGCGGGCCAGCAGTTCCCCGAGACTGTGAAATCCCTGCAGGAGGCGAAGAACCATCAGGGCAATGATCCCAAGGCCGGAACCGTCGAGGTGACCATCCCGACCGAGGAGCTTGTGCGCCTTGCCAAGCTGAAGGGCTACAACGATTTCACCGCCGATGTGCGGGTGGGCGATGACCTGACGTTCAACGAAAAACTGGACGCGACGAAGAAGGTTCTCGAGGACATGAAGAACCTCGACACCTCGACGCCTGCCACCCCGCAGGAAGACAGCCCTGTCTACACTGCGATGCGTGACCAGTTGGTCAAGAACGGGAACAGCCCCGAGGTGGCGTCTGCTCTCGCGCGTTTCTACGAAGCTTTCACTGGTGCGACCGGCGGCCGAGCCGGCATGACGTCTGAGGAGATTGCGCGCCGCTATCCCATATTTGTCACTAACACCACGATTGCCGCAGAGCAGATGGGGCCGATGCTCGATGCCCTTCGAGCAGAGGCCTCAAGCTCTGCCGGGCCGAAGATGGAGGTAAGCCAGACGACGAAGCAGGGCGTCACCTCAACCGTCCGCTCTTATGAAATTGCCAACCCATTGGGAGGCGATGCACCGGAAACGGTCAAGGTCATCACCAGATCAAATGGTGACGCCATCATCCAGCGCGCTGGCAAGGATGATCCCCTCATCGACATCAGCAATATGCTCAAGGCAGGGTTCTCACCCGAAAAGGCTGTTGCAATTTCGCTGGGCGATCACCCGGATGGCATGGAACCTGACGTCTCCAAGGTCAGGCAGGTTCCCGTTGAAGGCCAGGCCGTCGCCGCTAAATCAGACCCCGGCCTGAACAGCCTTCGCAGCCAGCTGGCCGCCGCCGGCATCAAGACCGCCGATCTCGGTCGCATGTCCAACGAGCAGGTGGCGCAGGCCCTGTCCGAGCGGACATTGGCGCAGAGCGACGGCTACGGCGAGCCCGCCATCCGCATCGATGGCAAAGTGCTCAAGGCTTCTGACTATTTCTCTAACTGGCCGAAGGGCAATAGACCCCCGGTTCACGACATGAGCATTGCCGACCAAGAGGCAGCGGCGGGTGAAACCCTTGGCCCCGGCATGCCCGAAGACCCATTCTGGGGCCACCATGAATTGCGCCAGATCGCGGCCGAAAAATTTGGGGCAGATCACGTCAACCAGCAGATTGAGAGCGACCCGGAAAACGGCTTCGGATTTGTCAACGCCGCGGGCGAGTTCCGATCTCTCAAGGGCCAGAGCCTCAACCAGGATGCGCCCGGCCTGCCGCGCGGCTCGATCACGTTCGGACCTGGGCGTGAAAGGTTCGACATCGTTCTCACGAAGAACGCCAACCTCTCGACTTTCATTCATGAACTCGGCCACTATTTCCTCGAGGTGCTGCAAGATCTGGTCGCTCGCGGCGTGGCATCCCCCCAGCAGGTTGCCGACCTCAAAACCCTGAAGAAGTGGATGGGTCTGAAAGAGACCGACGCGATCGACCGCAACGGTCACGAAAAGTTTGCCCGCGGCATTGAACAGCACACGATGGAGGGCAAGGCCCCGAGCCTCGCCCTGCACTCGATCTTCCAGAAGTTCAAGGCCTGGATGATATTCGTCTACAAGCGGCTGGCCAATGTCCGCGGCGACCTGAACGACGAGGTCCGCGCCGTCATGGACCGGCTGGTCGCATCCGACGCAGCGATCGCCGAGGCTCGCGCGCTGGTGGGGTGGCGCGGCGAGGCCATGAAGCAGGAAGACACGGGCCTCAACGACACCGAATACAAGGCCTACCTCGCCGAGTGGATGAAGGCTAACGACGCGCAGGCTGCCGACGCCGACGCCCGCATCATGCTCGAGGCCGCCCG